GTGGCTCGACGTGACTCACGTCAGCACCGGAGAGGGCAGCGACACGGTCGTGGATCATGACCGCTACGAGATGGGCGCTGTCTTTTACGGCCCCAACGCTGACACGCTCGCCGGCCTGCTGCGGCGCGGGCTGTGCGTCTGGCAAAACCGCAGCGCCCTGCGCGCTGTCGGCATCGCCCTGCAATCCGTCGGCGATCCGGTGACCGTGCCGGAGCTTGACTCGCTTGTCTGGCGCCAGCGCGTGGACCTCTCGGCGCGCTTTATCGTCGAGAGCCGCGGCAGCTACGCCGTGCTCAATCTGCTGCGCTCCACCGGCAGCATCAACGGAGACGACGGCACGGCCGTCGCTTTTGACACAGAGGAGGTAAAACCTCATGGCTAATGCACTCTCGGTCTCGCGCCTCGTGAGCGTGCAGACCATTTTTTCGCCCGTGGCGGCCGGCCGCAGGGGCTTCGGCACTCTGCTGATCCTCGGCGACTCTGCCGTCATCGGTCCCAGCGAGCGGCTGCGCGTCTACACGACGCTCGAGGCCGTCGCGCAGGATTTCGGCGTCAATGCGCCCGAGTACTACGGCGCAGCGCTCTACTTCGGCCAGTCGCCGCGTCCGGCACAGCTCATGATCGGCCGCTGGCTTTCGTCGGCCGTGCCGGCTCAGCTGACCGGCGCGATCCTGACGGCAGCGCAGCAGACGCTCGCCGACTGGACGGCGATCACGTCCGGACAGATGGACATCACCATCGACGGCACTGATCTCAACTTGACCGGCCTTGACTTTTCGGGCGTGACCAACCTCAACGGCGTGGCGACGGTCGTCTCGACCGCGCTCAACACGGCGCTCGCCGGCACGTCGTGCGTCTGGACCGGCTCGCAGTTTATCGTCTACGGCGCCACGTCCGGCTCGACCGGATCCATCGGCTACGCTTCGGACACCGCCTCGTCGACGGTCGCCTCGATGATGGGACTAACGGCCGGTGCAGCCGTGGCGGTCAATGCCGGCGCCGACTCCGAGACGCCTGCTGCTGCGGCTGCGACGTTCGCTGATCTTTCGGCGTCCTGGTACGGCCTGACGTTCTGCGCGGCGGCTACCATCACCGACGCCGAGCATCTCGCCGTCGCCGCGTATATCGAAGGCGCTAGCAAGGCCCGTCGCTACGGTGTGACGATCACCAACACCAACGTCCTGAGCGCGCAGGTCGACACCGATCTGGGCAGCCAGCTCAAGGCCGCCGGCTATCGCCGCACGTCCTGGATTTACAGCAGCCACAATCCCTATGCGGTCTGCTCGATGTTCGCGCGAGCCTTTGCAGTCAATTTCTCCGGCAACAGGACGACGATCACGCTGATGTACAAGCAGCTGCCCGGCGTGGTCTACGAGCAGCTCACCGAGACGCAGGCGCAGGCCCTTGAAAGCAAAAACGGGAATGTCTACGTGCTGTACGACAACGACACGGCGATTCTCCAGTATGGCGTAAACGCTGACGGCACCTACTTTGACGAGCTCCACGGCGCTGACTGGCTCGCTGATGCTGTACAGGTCGCGCTTTACAATCTTCTGTATCAGAGCACGACTAAGATTCCGCAGACCGACGAGGGCGTCGCGCAGCTTGTCAATGCTGCACAGAGAGTGCTCGATCAGGCTGTACAGAACGGTTTCGCGGCACCTGGTATCTGGAACGCTGACGGCTTCGGCACGCTTAAACGCGGCGACCGCCTTGATTCTGGTTATTACGTGTACGTCAGTTCTGTGGATGATCAGGATCAGAGCGAGCGTGAGCAGAGAATCGCGCCTCCGATGCAGATTGCTGTCAAGCTGGCCGGCGCGATCCACACCGCTGATGTCATCATCAGCATCAACCGGTAGGAGGTAGATAATCATGGCTATCGGTTACGGCACTTATAGTTTTTTTGACGTCCAGGCGGCTATCTCCGGCCCCGGCGGCAGTTTCGGGCTCAAGGGCGGCAACGCCGCCGAGGGCATCACGATCGCCCGCGTCGAGGACAAGGACACGATGACGCTGGGCGCTGACGGTCACGTCATGCACTCGCATCACGTCGCCCGCGCGTGCACCGTCACGATCCGCCTGCTCAAGACTTCCCCTGTCAACGCCCAGCTCCGTGAGCTGTACAACTTCCAGGACGTGGGCTCCGTCAATTGGGGCAAAAACGTCATCACGGTGCGCAATATCGTCACCGGAGATGAAGAGGTTATCTCCGGCGCCGCGTTCGCCGGTCTGCCCGAGAACTCCTGGGCGACTGAGGGCAACACGCTCGAGTGGACTTTTAACGGCGCCATTCAGAGCGGCAAGACCGGGCCGCTGACGGTTGTCTAGTATGCTCGAGTTTGAGATCAACGGCGTGAGCTATCGCGCCGCTACGATGGACGCCCGGCGACAGTTCCATGTCGCTCGGCGTCTGTCGTCGGTCTTGAGTCCGTCGGCCGACGCGATCGGCAAGCTGGCGCCGGATGCAGACAGCAAGGCCGGCTTTATCGCGGCCATTGACGGATTTTTTGAGGCACTGAGCACACTTCCGGACGATCAACTCGACTATGTCATCGACGCCTGTCTTGACACCGTCAGCCGCAAGGACGGCAACGCGTGGTCGCCGATCCGGCGCGGCGGTGCGATGATGTACGACCTCGACCTGTACACGCAGGGCGCGATCGTGTGGCACGTCGTCAAGGGAGCGCTAGACGGTTTTTTCGGTTCGCTGCCGGCTCCGGTTCGCGACATGCTCAAGGGAGCAGCGACGGGAGCAATGGCCAAGGCGATGCAGGGCTCTGGCGATTAGCTGACGAGGAGGACTGGCTTTATCGGCCCGTGCTCCGTGGATGCCTCGACGGAGCTCGGCTTTTTGACGGCAGCATCGATCTCGAGGGCGTGGCTCGGCTCAATCAAGCGCTCGACGTAATGGATCATAACGAAAAGGTCATCTATGACCGTGAACGTAATCGCGCCACTCGATCGAGGTGACAACGATGGCACAAACAATAGGCGAATATCTCTACCGCATCGCGTGGTCACTCGATAAGAGTGGCGCGGCCAACCTCAAACGAGAGGGCGACGCGGCGCAAAAGAGCGTCGATGGACTTGGCAAAAGCCTCGACCAAACAGAGCAGGAGGCCAAGGACCTCTCCGCGGCGGCCGATAAGTCTGCCAAAGAGATCCGCGACGTCGGTGACGCCAGCCGAGAGGCGACGACCGAGAGCAGTAAGCTCAATGACACAGCGCAGGCGGTGACGTCGTCGCTCAAGCGTATGGTGGCTGGTCTGGCCAGCATCGCGGCCGTTAAACGGGCGTTTTCTGCGATCATCAGCACAGCCACCGAGATGGACGCACTCGCGAACAGTGCCGCGGCTGTCGGCGCTTCGGCGGCCGGCATGGCACGGCTCGCCTACGCCACCGATCTGGCCGGCGTCAATGCATCCGAGATGGACAGCGCGCTCAAAGGCGTGAGGCAGTCGGCCGCGCAGGCCGCTGCTGGTATCGGCGCGGGCGTCAAGGCGTGGCGCATGATCGGCATCAGCACGCGCGACGAAAACGGCAACTTGAAAGATACCACGCGCCTGATCGACGAGCTCGGCGTAAAATTCGCGCAGATGGACGAGGGCCGCGCGCAGGCGCTCGGCAAATTGCTCAAGATGACGCCGGCGGTGATCGGCGCGCTCAGGTCCGGCATGATGGACTACGCGCGCGAATTCGATCAGGCGCTGGGATCGATGACGCCGACTTTTGACGAGGCCGTCAAGGCCGCGCAGCGCCTCCACTCGGCGCAGTCGCGCCTTGTGCGCATCATGTCTTTGCTGTGGCAGGGCATCGCGGCGCGATTTTTTGAGCCGTTTGAAAAACAATTTGACTCGCTGCGCAGGACGATCATCATCAATCAAGGGGCGCTCGTGCGTTTCGGCGCGGCGGTGCTGCAGCCGCTGGCGCTGCTGCTCAGCGGCTTCGCCGAGACGGTTGGCGTCGTGTCCAACGCGCTGACGGTGCTCACGGGCGTCTTTGACGCCCTCGGGCCCGTCTCGCAGACGGTCGTGCAGACGCTGCTCTGGGGCGCGGCAGCCTACGCGCTGGCTCTGCATAAGGTCACGCTAGCGCAGATCGCGGCGGCGGCGACCAATCCCTTTGTCTTGATCGGTGCGGCGATCACGGCTGTCATGCTGCTGCTGGACGATTTCGCCACGGCGATGCGCGGCGGAAAGACTTATTTTGACTGGACACCGGCGATTAAGGTTTTTAAAAGCCTCGGCGAGTGGGGTGCCAAGATCGAGGAGTGGATCAAGGCGCTGCCGGACAAGATCACCGGCGCGCTGGCCGACATCTGGGCAACGCTCAAAAGCTGGTGGACGACGGCTATTAACTGGATGGCCGCCAAGTGGCGCGCTTTTGTTGAGACGGTGACCGGCTGGATGCCCGATGCGCTTAAAAAGCAACTCGGCATCAAGGTTGAGGGCGAAGCCCCTGTCGCGCCGCAATTTAAGCCGGCGGCGACGGCCGCACCTGTGGCGCAGGTCCTTGACTCTGACCCGCAGCGGCAGACACTCGTCAGGCAGCTGGGCGGCGTTGTGCCGGCTGCGCAGCCGGCGGCGATACCGACGCCGGGGCGAGTGATGGCGGCTTTTGCGGCCGCGTCTGCCTCTGGCAGCGCGCCTGCATTGGCTGAATCCGGCGGCAGCGTCAGCACGGTGATCAATAACATGGCGGCCGGCGGCCGCGTGCTTGGGGCGGCGCAGCCGCTCGGCATGACCGCGGTCACCAACAACAACGATAACTCGCGCAGATACGACATCCCCGTCACCGTCAACAATAGCACGACGGTCAACGTGCAGACAATGGACAGCAACGCCGGCAGCATCGCTGATCAGGTCGGCAGTGCGGTCGATGCGAGTAATGCCAAGCTCGTGCGCGATATGCAGAGCCCGCTGGCGGCGATTGCTGACGATGACGCCGGCGGCATGACGACAGAGTAGGAGGTGAGCGGATATGCCAGAGGTCAGCGAGAGCGGCGCCTATATCCGCTCGCTCGGTGGCCTGACGTTTACAGTCACGATCTCCGAGGCCGAGAAGCAGACGGCCAAGCTCACCGATTATCCCGTCGAGGACGGCGTCAGTTACTCCGATCACGTCATCCTCGCGCCGCGTGAGGTGACCGTGCAGGTGGGGCAGGGCGTCGACGAGGCCGAGACGGATCCGCGCGACAAGCTCGACAAGCTACGCGAGCTCATGACGGCGCGCGAGCCGATCGAGCTGTACACCGGCAAAAGCTACTATAAAAGCATGATCATCACGTCGATCAGCACAACGACCGACGCCAAGACGGAGACGGTCATGATCGCCTCGGTGACGCTGCGCGAGGTGAGGATAGCACAGACACAGGCGGCTGCCGTGCCGGTCATCAGCAAGACGCGGCAGAAGCAGCCGAAAAAGACGCAGGCCAGCACCAAGCGCGGTACGCAGCAGGTGCAGACGGTCAGCACTCCGCAGCAGCCCAATCCGCAGGCAGAGTCGGGGTTGTCGAAACTCTTCGGCGCCCGCTACGATAACAGTAGCGGTGCGGCCCAACCGACGACATGATAGGAGGCGCGTGAGATGAATATTTACAGTGTGCCTCTCCGCGACGGTCCGCAGTCGCTAACGATCGCCCTGTCCGGCATCGTCTATCAGCTGCGTGTGCGTTACAGCGCACGCACCGATCTGTGGGTGCTCGACATCGCCGACGTTGACGGCGTCAGCCTTGTGCGTAATATCCCGATGGTCACGGGCTGTGACCTGCTCCGCCAGTATCATCACCTCGGCTTCGGCGGGGCGCTCGTCGTACAAAACGCCGTCACGGGCACCGACGATCCGCCGCAGTTTGATGACCTGCCCGGCGCCCTGCTGTATGTGACGGGGGTGGAGCTGTGAGACAGTGGCTCCGCCAGTGCCGTCTCGTGATCGGTAAAAACGGGCAGGGGCTCGACCTGAGCGCCCTGCGCATCACTTTTGACGTTAAAAAAGACGATCAGACAACGCCCAACTCAGCGCGGATTTGCGTCTACAACCCGGCGCCCGATACCATCAACAGGGCCCTGCGCGAGTTTGACACGGTCAGCCTTGACGCCGGCTACACCGACGGCATGGGGCTGATTTACGCCGGAAACATAATTCAGGTGCGGAGGCTTCGCCGTGGTCCTGACATCGTGCTCGAGATCAGCGCCGGCGACGGCGATACGGCGTACAACTACGGCGTCGTCAGCACCACGCTGGCAGCCGGTGCGACCAATAAGGACCGGCTGCAGGCGATGACGCGCGCGATGGCGATCGGCAACGTCGACGCCGGTGCGGCACTGCTGAGCGCCGGTACGGGGCGCGCCCTGCCGCGCGGCAAAGTGCTGTACAAGCCCGTCAAAGATTACATGCGCGAGTACGGCCGCGACGCCGGCGTCGCTGTGTTTATCGATAACGGCAAACTGCAGACGATCAAGCGGGACGGCTACCTGCCTGGTGCTCCGGTAGAGCTGGCGCCCGGCACTGGCCTGATCGGCGCCGCACAGCAGACGCTCGACGGCGTCGAGGCGTCGAGTCGGCTCAATCCTGAGATTAGGATCGGCGGTCTCGTCCATATCGACCCGGCCTATCTTGTCGCGGCCGACACGACGACCTCACAGGCTGATAAGGGCGGGAAAAAGACGGTCCACCAGGCGGCCGGCGGCTACTACCGCGTCATCGCCACTCACTACACCGGCGACACGCACGGTCAGCCGTGGGACGTCAAGATCACCGGCGTGGCGGTCGACGCCAGCGCCAAGCGGACGCTCGACACGCCGGCACCGCAGGGAGGTGGACGCTGATGGCGATCTCGAGAGCAGAGCGCGAGGACGTCCGCGAGGCGTCGTATCGTGACCTCATCACGGCCGCGCGAATGGACATGCACACGGCCATGCCGGGGATCATCCAGTCATTTGATCCCGTGCGCATGACCTGCACGGTACAGCCGGCGATCCGCGGCGCCATCGTCGCGCCCAGCGGACGCGCCGAAGCGGCGGACCTGCCGCTGCTGGTCGACTGTCCTGTTGTTTTTCCCGGCGGCGGCGGCTACATTTTGACCTATCCGCTTAAGGCCGGCGACGAGGCGCTGATCGTCATCGCGGAGCGCTGCATCGACGCCTGGTGGCAGAGCGGCGGCGTGCAGGCTGCGGCCGAGTACCGGCTGCAGGACTTGTCTGACGGTTTTGTGATTCCAGGCCCGCGCAGCCAGCCGCACGTCGTCACCGGCGGCGTCGGCATGACAGGCGCAGAGCTGCGTACCGATAGCGGCACCACGGTGCTGCGGCTCAAGGGCACGTCGGTCGAGGTCGTCGCGCCCGGCGGCGTGACACTCGACACGCCGACGCTGACGCTCACCGGCGACATGGTTTGCGGCGGCTTTAGCTATCTCGGCCACACTCATACGGGCGTGCATGGTGAGACCAGCACGCCGCATTAGGAGTGATATCACATGCGATATCGAAAACTCGACAAAAATGGCGACTTCTCGGCGGGGCATGGCTCCGCCGATTTTTTTACAGATTCGCCTGAGGCAGTCGGCCAGTCGGTGCTCACCCGGCTGCGGCTATGGACGGGCGAGTGGTTTTTAGACACTGACGATGGCACGCCGTACAGCTCGCAGGTGCTCGGTGCTCATCGCCGGCAGTCGGCCGCCCCGGCGATCCGGATGCGCGTCGCCGGCACTGAGGGCGTCACTGAGGTGAGCGACTTCGCCGCCGACTACGACGGCGACGCACGGGCGCTGACGGTGACGGCTTCGGTCGATACCGTCTACGGAGAGACGCAGATCGAGGGGGTGATCTGATGGCGCTCACAATTGATGCGATAGAGACGATGGCAGCGGCGCTGACGCCGTACATCGACGACACCGGGCTGCACGTCCCTGAGTATGCGGACATCAAGACCACGCTCGAGTCGGCGTGGCGGGGGATCTACGGATCCGACATCTATTTGGAGCCGGACAGCCAGGATGGCCAGCTGATCGCAGTGTTCGCGCTGGCACTGCTCGATACGTATCAAGCGATGGAGCAGGTCTATCAAGGCTTTTCGCCGAGCACGGCCAGCGGCGAGACGCTGTCGCGCGTGGTCAAAATCAACGGCATCCGCCGGCAGGCCGGCACATATTCTACTGCCGACGTGACCATCACCGGCACGGCAGGCACGACCATCACCAACGGCATCATCGCCGATGTCGCCGGCCAAAAATGGGATCTGCCGGACACGGTCGTGATCCCGTCGAGCGGCCAGATCGTCGTCACGGCGACGGCGCAGAACGAGGGCGAGATCACCGCGCAAGCCGGGCAGATCACGCAGATCATGACGCCGACACGCGGCTGGCAGACGGTCACCAATGCGGCCGCCGCGACGGTCGGCGCGGCGACAGAGACCGACGCCGCCCTACGGCTACGACAGGCATACAGCGTCGCACTGCCGTCGGCGACGATCCTCGAGGGCACACTCGGCGCGGTGCTGAGCGTGGACGGAGTCAGCAAAGCGACAATTTATGAAAACGACACCAACAGCATAGACGCCAACGGCGTCCCCGCGCACTCGATCAGCGTCGTGGCGCAGGGCGGATCCGCCACAGACATCGCGCAGGCCATCTGGCTTAAAAAAACACCCGGCTGCGGCACCTACGGCACCACGTCTGAGGTCATCACCGACAGCAACGGCATCGCGACGACGATCAACTTTTACCGACCAACGGTCACGGCCGTGGCGGTCACGGTCACCATCACGCCGGAGGCCGGATACCTGGCCGCGACTGGCGAGGCCATCAAGGCAGCAGTCGCCCAGTATATCAACGATCTGGAGATCGGTGCAGATGTCAGCATCGCCCGAACGACAGCTGCAGCGATCACGGCCGGCCCAGCATACGACGTCAGCAGCGTCACGATCGGTGTCGTCGGCGGCTCACAGAGCGCGTCCAATCTGGCGATCCCTTTTAACGGGCTCGCCACCTGCGACATGGACGACGTCACGGTGGTCGCGCCATGAGCATGACGCTCGGCGACTATCTCGACCTGATCACGTCGCAGCACCGCAGCCGGCCGAAGTTTAGCGGAGTTACGGCGGCCGCTGTGGCTCCGCTGGCGCTGACGGTGGGCATGGTCGATGTGTCGATGCTGTCGGCATGGGATATTGATGCGGCGATCGGCACGCAGCTCGACCAGGTGGGCGAGTGGATCGGCGCGACGCGCTACGTGGAGCAGCCGCTTGTCGGCGTGTATTTTAGCTGGGACGACGTCGTCGCCACCGGATGGGGGCACGGCTACTGGCAAGGTAAATACGACCCGAGCACGGGCGTGATCGCCCTCGCGGATGACGTCTACCGGCTCGTCCTGTATGCCAAGATCGCGAGCAATAACTGGCCGGGCACGCGCGAGACTATCGAGGCCATCTGGGACGACTCTTTTGGCGACACGAGCACACTGGCGCTCGTCGATCATCAGGATATGAGCATCACGATCGGCCTGCAGGGCATTTCGATCAATAACGTGCTGCTGTATATCTTGACGTCTGGCCGCATCCCGCTCAAGCCCGAGGGCGTCCGCCTGCGCGAGTATATCGTCAGCGATAATCGTATTTTCGGATTTGACGCAGACAGCGCCACGCTCGGCGGATGGGACGAGGCCAGCTGGGGCTCTGAGATCATCATGTAAGAGGTGACAAATATGCCAACAAATGATTTTTATGAGTTCGCGACAAGCTCAGTGGCCTACGTCGAGAGCCTAGCGGACTACCTCGCCGACGTGGAGCGCACGGCCGGTCAGCAGGCCGGCATCGCGCGCGCTGAGCTCAACAACCGTGCGCTGCGGCAGGGCAGCGCGATGGCTGCGGCGATCGGTAGCTTTATGGTCGCCCGCGGCTACGACGCGCTCGACGACGGCGACACGGCCACGCGTGCGGCCAATTTTGCCGCGGCCGTCGCAGCGCTGATCCAGCCTAGTATCACGAGTGCCGTCAACGCCGCCAAGACGGACGTGCTTAAAAAGGTCTTTCCGGTCGGGAGTTTTTATACATCGTATAACGTCAACACGAATCCGGCCAGCCTGCTCGGCTTCGGGACGTGGTCCGCAGTGCAGGGGCGTTTTTTGCTCAGTGCCTCGTCTGCCTATCCGGCTGGCAGCACTGGCGGCGCGGCGTCGCACGCCATCACCGTAGCCGAGCTGCCCTCGCACTCGCACACCGGCAGCACAGCCTCCGCAGGTGGACACACTCACACGGCGACGACAGCCTCGGCGGGCGCGCATACTCACGCGATCTCCGTGGCCAGTGCCGGCGCTCATACGCACAGCGGCACGGCTGCGAGCGCGGGGGCGCACACGCACACGCGCGGAACGATGGAGATAACGGGTTCGATTGTGAGCACAGATTATCCCGAATATTTCACATATGCAGATCAATTCTCGAATTCAGGGGCTTTGTCTATAACTAATTATAGGACCGGACAGGGGAATAACCCCGGTAGTGGGGGCAGTGATACCGGCGGTTATATGGGGTTGTCTTTACAGGCTTCGCGAGGATGGTCTGGCGCGACGTCTTCAAACGGCGCTCATACGCATACGATCTCGACAGCCAGCGCGGGCGCACATGTGCACAATGTCAGCTGCGCCAGTGCCGGCGCTCATACGCATACTATGACGGTCGCGACGAACGGCGCGCACACGCACACCGTGACGATCGGCAACACGGGCGGAGGCTTGGCGATGAGCCTGCTGCCGCCGTATGTAGCTGTTTACATGTGGCGTCGTACAGCCTAGGAGGTGGGTAGATGCCTACTAATGATTTTATTGGATTTGCCTCAAATGGCTCGGCCAACATCATGAGCCAGGCCGACTACGCCGCCGCCGCTGAACAGGGCAACGGCGTGCAGCCCGGCATGGCCAGCTCGGCGCTGGCTAATAAAGTCTGGCGTCAGGGCGCTAATATGGCCGCCGCGATCGGGAAGTTGCTATTGAATCAAGGTTTTGACGCACTTGATAATGGAGACATCGACACACTTAAGGCATCTCTTATCGCAGTGCTAGTCACTAATGTAGAAAAAGTATCATCAATAAACCTTGGCAATATAGGTCATATTTATTATAAATCCGGATTGCAGTTATGCTGGGGGCTTAACACAGATCCCACAGTAGGCGGTTCTGGCAATA